TTCACCTTGCGCTGATTGTCTTGGTTCTGTCGAGATGTTTTTCGACTTAGCCATTACGTCTTTAACAGCGTCAGCTTTTCCTTGCTCATAAAAATGATTAGCAATGGTATCAGCGTTTCTAGCCGCATACAAAGCTTTGTGATATCCTGACATGTCTTCTATGTTACCTTCTTTATTAAGGAACTTCCCTATAAAATTAGTAATGTCAGACTGTGCTTCAGCTACATCTACTGGACTCTTAACACCGTATCTAAATTTTTTATCTCCTACATTGAAATCAAAACCTTTGAAATCATTAGTTAAAAGTTTTTTAGTGCGGTCAACAAAATCCAAGTGCTTTTGATCAACGGCTCGTTGATTCTCGTTGTATCGATTAAAAAAGTCTACAGCTTCTTGTTGTTCTTGGGTTACGCCTGGTCTCAACTTGATCTCATCGTAATACTTACCCTTTAGTCCCTCCAAAAAGCTTTTGGCTTTTCCAACTTCTTCTTTAAACGCAATTTTCTTTTTGCGTATATCTTTATCCTCGTCTAATTCTTCATCATAATCAAAGTCTTCTAATAAAAGACTTACGTCTTCATGATCAAGATGCGGTCGTGTTTGTTTATAATATTCTCTAACTAACGTGTTGTTGTCTACGTTAGAGTAGTCTGCGTTAAGCCGCACGTAATCAGCGACTGTACCACCAGTTTCTTCCATGAAGGAAACTAGCTTTTCAATATTTTCTGGTAGCGGTTTACCTGTTTGCTCTGCTTTTTCTACAGCTTTGTCTACAGATTGTACAGTTTGATTAACCTCTTCTTCATCAACTAAAGTCAATGGAGACTTTACTGCCTCTTCGGTGGTCCGTACTTCTTCAACCACTTCTTTGCTGTCGCCACTGTCTTCGGGCTTTTCGACAATAGCATCGCTATCATTTGTCTCTTGTGTTTGAACGGCATCTTCTTTTTTTATTTCTACTTTAGTAACCTCAGGTACAACTTCACCTTGTGCTTCTATCGATGTTTTTTGTATATCAACTTTAGTTACTTCATTTGCTTTACCTAAGTTTTTAGGTTTAGAAGGAGTTTTAATTTTAAATTCTCCTTCTTGTTTTATTTCTTCTGACATAATATAATATAATTAAATAATTGAAAATTTTTTATCTAGGTTCAAACTGTTCAAGTCCAAATCCTCCTAACGTATCATTACCAGCAGACTCAAAGTTTTTAGGTAATTCATCGTTTTGTCTTTGCGAAATCATTTCAGATTGCTGTGTACCTATAATTCTAGCACGTTCATCTTTTCTGTTTTCTATCTCGTCTTCTTTATTTTTTTCAGCTTTAAGCTTAGCTTCAGTTAACTGAATGTTATAGTTAAACTCTTCAGCCATTAACTGTTTTTTAATATCAGCTTCAACTTGTAATCTTTGTATTTCAAATTGAGATTTACCTTGCTCAAATTGCAGCTTAGTCTCTGTCAAAGCTTGTTGTTTTTGCATTTCAGCTAAAGCAGCTTGCTCAGAAGCTTGAGCGTTAGCCTGTGCTTGCGCTTGTATATTAGCTAGTTGAGCTTGCTGATCTCTTTCTTGTTTTTGCTTACGCTTTATTTTAAGCATTTGGTTAGCTAGCTTTATATTAGATATTTGTTCAATATCAATAATATCTTCAAGATCAACCCCTCCAGATTGTAATGCTATTTGTATGTTTTTTTGAAGCATCTGTTTGTCTTCTTCTTCAGGTTCTAATTCTAGAAAAATACCAAATTCATGTATGTTTAAAGTTTCTATCTGCTTTAACGTGTCTACATTAAACGAACTTATACTGTTCATTAAAGCATCTTTAGTTAAAGGAAAGTTAATTACATCTGAAGCTCTAAGGCTTATGTTTTCTGCAGTTCTAACGGTTAAATACATTAGAGATTGCAGTATGTGTTTAGTCGCTGTATTAGACGCAGCGGCTGCTAATTTCTGTAAACCTACTAAAGAATCCTTAGATGGTTGGCTACCGTCTCTAGCTTCGTTAAGCCCAGTAACCTCTCTAATCATTTGAAGGTAATATTGGTATGTTGAGATCAACGCTTGTATTTTATTCATACCAGAAGAAGTCTGCAACTCTTGTATGGGAACTTTACCGGGATTAATATCACCATCTACAGTTTTTGATCTTCCAACTATACTACCTGTTTGGAAGTACATGTTCAAAGCTTCTTGAGGATTATAGTTAGTTCCATTACCAAGATCTACTTCAGACAAACCATCAACATCTACAAACACACCATCAGGGACTGTTCTGGCTAACACCTGTTGTATTTTTAAATGTGTAAGCTGAATCATGTCAGCAAAACTAATGCATTTACTTATAACACTTTCTATTCTACCTTTGTACATGCGTGGTGCAGATATGCTATAATTCATTTGAACTTTAGTCTGGTTGCTATATGGTCTAGTCATATTTTCAGACAGTTGCCATTTAAGCATTTTCTCGTGACCTAATATCTTAGCGCCACTATATAAAACCTCTATAGCTCTATGTACTCTTTCAAAGTTATCGTTTTCAGGTGGATTAAAATCACCTGGCTTTTCTAAAGCTTTTTCTAAACCTTGATCTGTTTGTTTAATTTTAAATACTTGATTGTTATATGTTTTGTATTCAAAATAAAGAACCTGTATATTGTTGTAGTTATCGTCTTGACCTCTGTAATCTCTAGTATAATTAGAGTTGCCTGGGTATTTTTGTATTTCATCTAACTCACTATCAGTTAGGTATGGAAATTGTTTTTTTAACTCTTCTACACTTACACTTTTAACTTCGCCAACATAGTATATATCTTCAAAATTAGGATCTTCTGTGTAAGAATAAATTAAATTAGCTGGATCAACGTAGTCGACAGTGATTCCATTTGATAAATTAAAATCTGTTTTGACGCAGCTTATACCTATAGTTACTAAATCGTAAGCTAATCTTTTCTTTACTTCTTCGTACTTATTATAATTAAAAACATTTTGAATTAACTCTTCTTCAGCTATTTCTATCGCTTGTTTATATTTAAGCTGCATGTGAAGCTCAAGTTCTTCTTTGTCTTTAGGTAATTGTTCTTCTGGTATGTTTGTTTTTTTAACGTCAACGTTTAATTGATCTTTTGCTTTTTGTATAATTTCAGCAGCAAATGCATCTTGAGCTATAGCACTCGCATGAGCTGTTCTTTCTTTTACAGCAAAAGGATCTGTGGCAAATGACTTTATAGCATAACCCTTATCTGTCATGCCATTGACAACAATATCAACGAACTTAGATAATACAGCAACTGGTTTCCAATCTAAATTAAGATAAGACAAATCACCATTAATAGATAATTCATCTTTGTATTTAGCTACAGACTGTTCGCCTCTAGCGTACAACCTTAATCTGTGGAAATCTTGCCAATTGTTTCCAAAGCGACCACCAGCTCCTAAGCCACGATCACCTCTGAACCATTCATTTTCAATGGCTCTACCAACTTGATAACCGTAATCTAAAGTATTCTTTTCTTCGTCTGGTACCACCTGACTTGGAAACGAACTATTAACATTAGTGTAAATCATCTATTTTATTATTTTTGATATATGACCTGTGTTGTCGTATTTGCCGAAGCTTAAACTAACTGGGTCTTTTTTTACTAATTGAACTGGAGTATATTTATTTTTATTGCAAGCCATTATAGCTAATCCTGAACTTATTGTTGCATCAAACTTTGTTCTATTGTTTATATTGAACTTAGCCCAATCCTCTAGTGTTCTTTGGAAATACATACTTCCATATTCATTTTCTTTTAAACCTACATAATCTTCTATGTAAGATTCAATAGCAGCAGCATGTGCTTGCTTAATATCTTCTGATGAGTTAGGTATTCCACCTATCTCTCTTTCTGTAACTGAAAGCTTGTTGTAAAGTTTATCAGGTCTATTTATAGAAAACTTCCTATAACCTCTACGCTTTAAGTAATATAATAATCTTGGTTTGTTATTCTCTGCTAGTATAGGCATACCATAAAAATGTAATGCCATAAGTACATCTTCAAAGAATATTTCTGCTGTTGGTGGTCTTGATATATATTCTAAAAAAAACATATTAAACGGAGCGTCTTCCATGCTGAACTTAGTTAGACCATGTAAAGAACCTTTGGATCCTTGCTTGTCTACAGTTCCTGATATATCATAAGAGTCACAACCAAAAGCACCGATATGTTCATTGCCAGGATATTTAACTCCATTTTTTATTATTACACGATTCTGCAGATTTGCAGGTGGAATCCAAGAAACAAGAAATCTACCATTTTTTTCAGGATAAAAATTAACTGTAGTATCTTTAATACCACCAGCCCATTGAAAGTTACCTTGTGTAACTAAAACTTTATTTTTAACATCTTCATTGTAATCTATCTGTTCATATAATTTAGTTAGATTAAATAAAGATAATTTTGCTTCATCTCTAAATGCGTGCTTTTCTGTTCTTGGAAACTGACGGTAGTATTCGTTTAAACCGTCCTGATCATCTTTAAGACCATCAACTTCATTTTCCCAATGTTCTATAACACCTGTTGTTATTAAGTCGCCTTGCGGGTCTCTAACTGCGTCTTTTGGCGTTTCGAATACAGGTAGTCCATAAGCATCAATGAATCCTTCGTAGTTCCATTCCATAGGTATGAACAAAGAATATAATCCTGAGCTAGTCTGTCCATTGCGGTTTCTCTTTGTAACGTCCGAAGCATAGTATAATTTTTTAAAGTTTTCACCACCCTTGTCTAAAGCGTTACTTGTAGAACCCATTAGACATTTACCTACAATTTTACTACCTAATCTTAATGTCGTCTTCGTGACGCGCCAGTTGTTGAGGATGTTGTCCGGCCTCTCCCACTTACCTGATTCGTCGTGTACGAGGAGCTTGAGCTTTTCACCGTCATACGAGTTGTCCCCTGTGTTCTTCCAGTCGATCGTGGTATCGAGACCGTCGATCTCCTGTGGTGCTTCACCTTGATCAAGTTTTCTTCTGGTAAGCTTCGACGCTGGTACTCTGTAGGCAAGCTCTGTTTTTGGGCGGTCCATACCGTCTTGTATTGGCTTGAAGAAGAACGGGTAGTTAAGGGATATTGGTACAACCTTATCGGTGAACATCTTTTTAGCATCAGCCCCAGATTTGGACAATATGCCAAACCGTGAGTCAGATGATATTGTTGCCATGTTAACAGTTTCCCCTGATGCCATGAATGAAAAACCAGAGCGTCTGTTCTTGAGGTAGGCCATTCCATAACAACGCTGGTCGGCTTTACACGCTTCCCAGAATATAAAGAAAAGCCTATTTGACTCTCTGTAATCGGCTGCGCCAACATCAATTTTACTCCACTGCAAGTACATGTAATGAGTGCCAGTAATATAAGTAGGAACACCTTTGTTATAGAACCAAAAACCTTCATCACGTCTTTTAAACTCTGTATCAATGTAATCATACCATTGCTCTTTAAAGTTAGATGGGTAACGATCCCAATCAAATACACTTTTTATTTTAGACAAAGCTTTAGGGTACTCTTCTTTAACCCACATTTGCTCTTCAATTTTATTAGAAGAACTGTAAACTTTTTCTGGTATTAATGGTAATGCTATTCTTAGATTTTGTATCTCAATGATATCACCTATAGTGCCATCTTTACCTATAATTATAATATCGTTTTCAACATCATAACCATACTCCCATTTTTTATACCTATTATTTTTTTTAATAATACTAGGTTTTATATGGTCTTTTATTACTTTAACTAAAGACTGATCGTACATTATCTTGATCTACCTTCAGCAAAACCTTTAAAACTTTTCTCTTTAGTTTCTCCAGGTTTATCTTCAAGCATATTTTTTTCTTCGTCTATTCTAGACAGTATTTCAAAAGCATCGAATATAGCTAGTTTTTTAGTTGCAGCTGCATTCTTAAGTCTATCTGCAGAAACATCATCTTCAGTATTAGTGATGATCTTTTCCTCAGCTACCTTAATAAGCTCTTTAACTGCTTTCTGCCCAGCTCGGATTATATTCCTTCTCGTTTCCTTTGAACTCATACTTAACTAAAATATCATTTGATTGCATACAATATAGTCTTTGTTTATCTATAATAAACTCAAACTCTCTATTAGATTTAAAACCAACTAAGTCACCTTCGTTAATACCTAGTGACGTTAAAGTTTTATTACCTATCTTTACTATACCTTTGTTTTTCTGCTCTGGCTCTTTAGACCATTCATCGTTATTTTCAATTGGTATAATAAAACAATGTTCACCTACTGGTAACCATTTAACCATACGTTTATAAAGATAGATCTGATCGTATTGACATAGGTATTTATTGTCACCAAATGTTTTACTACTATCTACTTCTTTGCCTTTATGGTTGTAATATCTTCTAAATACATTATGGTGTATAATAACTTCATCACCCTCTTGTATAGGTGTTGTAAAAGCAGTAGGCACCGTAAGCACCGTTGCTTTTCTATTTATTAACTTAAAGTTTTCTATACTAGAATTAACTATAAGCTTATCACCATTTATATCAACTTCATTGCTATACCTATTTCCTTCTGGCATAACTATAAAATCAAAAACGCTTTTCATTAATATTCTAAATCATATTCAACAGATATAGCCATGTTAGAATTAAACTTCTTCCATGGCAATACCTCGTTGTTTTTCTTTATGAATATGTTATAAGAAGCGTCAGTTTCTTCGAACATTATATGAGAGATCTCATGTCCACCATACACCTGCTGACCTATAGCATAGTGCATAGCTTCGTTCTTGTAGTCAGAACCAATACTAATTTTTCTTATAACAGTACCCATTAGTCCTCTCCTTTCACAACTGAAAGTTCTTGGGCATCTTCAGATTCAACCTCTTCATAACTACCGTCTTCAAGGTTAATACTAATAGATCCGTATTTATCTTCTAGTTGCTTTTTGGTTTCTTCAATACCCTCATTAACACCGGCTATCCTATGTAGCAAAGCGTGCTTGTTAGCCTCTAGCTGACCGATTTGATTGATGACACCACTTAGTTCTGTTTGTTGTTCTTTAATAGTTTTAAGCTCTTCAGCTGTAATTACATTTGACATTTGATTTAATTTAATTGTTTAACTCACTTATTATCACTTGATTTCTTTGATTTTTCCCAAGTTCTACCTACGAAGTACGCGCCGTATACCGTTATTAATAGCGATTGAAAAATTGGTATATAATCTTCTGCTACTACAAATCCACCTACGTTACCATCAGCGAAAGCTAGTATAGTAAATATAGACGTAAGATACACAAGTACAAGTGGCCGAATGTTTTTAGATAAAAATGAATCTGATTGCATATCCATTTTCCATCTTTCAGTAACTTGCGCTTGTGCGTCTTGATCTGCTTTTTCTAACAACTCTTGAATCTTTTGTTTAGCGATTAATCTTTCTTCGTCTGTAGTTGTAAGCTTATCG